AAGCCAAAGGCATAATCATGTGCTGCAAATGTATGAATTTAATTTGTATCTGCAAAAGGTAGAAGATAAATTGCAATAAAAAATAGATTATTTTATATGTTTTACACTCATCAAGTTACAATATCAATTATACACACAAAGATATAACCCTTGCAATAATTGCAAGAGGAATCAGCCAATACAACCACCTTTCTAGGCGTTCCATAGCATCACAAGCAGGAGCCGGCAGAAATCCGAGTGATACCGGTCGTCGGCCTGTGAAATCAAATCATCTATGTAGTCTTTTTCTCTCATTTTCGCCTGTTACATATATTTCTAACAAAATGCCCCTTAATATCTTCGACATAAGTTTTTCCTGCAATGTTCACACAAGAAGTTCTTCGCTATTGGGAACATCTTCTGACCTACCTCGCCGGAAAGATATTGGGCTTCCTCCCCATAGGGATCAATATTGAACACCTGTGAGATATGCCGGCACAAGTGCCCTTTTTCGTGGTCCCATGAGTTTTGGAACTCTCCCGGGGAAGAAGTGAGAGCAATTACCATAACAGTCTCACGGTCCTCAAAGTCCGAATAAGTAAGACCGGTATTGAGAGCCCCGGAAGAGAGGTTTCTGTACGCTTGTTTGAAATCCTCCCCTCTACAACCGATACGGTGAAGTTCGCACAGAATCTCACTGGTCCAGTAAGTCGTTACGGCATAATACACCCTAACTCTCCAATCATATTTCGGTATGTAGAAATCCTGAACTATCATAATCAGAGCATATCATCCCATATTATAGGTGTGCCGCTTCCGATGCAATCTGCATAGAAACGGGTAAAAGGAAGTCCGTCATATCCGTCTGGATCATCTATATAATCCTTCACAAATAACGCCAGATGGGCTTCATCCATGATGGAACTCTTATAATAATCAGCTTTCGCCATATTGGCTACATATACGCAATCGTACCCGGCGTCTTTCTCCAGTTTAATTCCGTATTTCTTCAGAAGCTCCTCCACCTCTTCCTTTTTGATCGGAACGAGCTTTTCCTCCTGCTTGGTAGTCTTGTTCTCAACCTCCATTTTAGAAACAGCCCATTCACACATCTTCTTAGAGAAGTGCCAACCGTATAATGACAGATAATTTTTCATTGCCGGCGGCATCTTGTCATACGTATCTAGTCTTTGTCCCATAATTAATTGCTTTTTAGAATAAGAGGGGATTTCTCCCCTCATACGATTAATAGAACTCACCGTTTGAGCGTCTGCGTCTGCGCTCTCCCATATCTCCGTACATAGGGGATTCAGGGAAATAGCCAGGCATACGACGTTCGTTCATGCCGTCACCGTCATAACGTCCATTATCACGGAATCCCATTCCACCGCCACGCATTTCACTCATAGCCTTTTCATAACCATGACGGCAGCCTTCACGATAGGCTTCTTCAACCTCGTTTCTTCCTCTCATTCCGAAGTCACGATCATATCCATCATGCTCTTCTCTAATTGTCCACATTCCCATATTATTTACTGTTTTTAGATGTCTCCTTTGTTCCAAGCTGTTCCATCAGTCGTTTATTCATTTCCATAAGGTCCGCCATATTCTTGCTCATTTCGGACATTTGACCTTTTAATGATGCTATTTCCTGCTCCTGTCTTTGCTTTTCAGCAAATTCCGGGTTAAGAACGGTTAGCATCTTGTCGCAGCCGGCAATCACGCTTTGATGAAAATCTATGCTGTTCAGAATATCAATGCTTTTCTGTTTCATAGATGTGACCTCCGAGTTCATTGCATCACGGGAACAAGATAATACAATATTACCGTTCTGTCCAAAATCCGCAATGTCTCCTCCTGCCGGAAGATTCTGAAAGGTTGTGTTTTGTCCGTTTATGTTAATTACAATATCCACAACCATTTCCGTCTGGGGAATTTGACCAATAGGAGTAGGCATAGGGTACTTGGGTTTCGGAGCCGAAACACTGACTACTGATCCTATTTCAATATAAGGATTCGCTTCCTTATGAAGAATATACAACTGATTATTTGCTCTTAACGATTGAAACATAGTGATTGATTTTATAGGGCTACCGCATTACACGATAGCCCGTGTTTTACTTACTTTTTGCCGCTACCGCTTCCGAAGTTGGAGCCGCCGGAGTAGTCGGTCTATATCCTCCATTTACCAGATACAATTCGTTTGTATACTTGTTATAATGGATTTCGTAGATACCTGTACCAGCTAGGTTAGCGACTGTTACAGGCTCGTTGTTATAAGCCATCAACGGTCTTGTGTCCCCGTTAGTCCCTATCAGTATCGGAAGTGTTGCAGTCGTACCAGCAGGGATCGCCTGACGAAGATTGACATAGAACCCTCCGACATAATCCCTGTTGCGGAATGCATGATTGGGAAGTTCCAATGTCACATTCTCCGTGCCGACCGTTACACCTACTGTCGGAAGGGTGTTGTTATTATTCCTTCCGAGTGTCGGAAACAGAAAGGGAAATCCTGTAAAAAAGTTAGGCCACATAGTTACCTCCTTTCTTACCGGATCAACCCCAGTAGTTATTACAACCGCATCCGCCACGTCCGTATGCTGCGTCACCGGCATAAGCACCGAAAGCAGCCGCACGGTAAGTATCCATGTTTACACCAACAATGTTAGGGTATTGGACCGGAACCGTGTTGGGTAACTTGCATTTGATTCCATCAACATCGCTTTGCAATGCTTGTAATCCGGCTGCAAGAGGAGCAATCTGTTGACCTACTGCGTTCAAAATTGTTGCATTCTGATTGCGTTGGGAGATTTCTGCAGTAAGAGTTGCCTTTTCCGCAGTAAGAGATGCAATCTTATCCTGCAATGCCTGATTCTGGATTGCATCCAACTTGGCAAGGATAGCATTAGTGTTGGCAGTAGCACCGTCACGTAACGACAATGCGTTCTGGTTTGCAGTATTAACCAATGTATTAGTCTGGTTGCACATCGCAAGCTGGCTCTCATATCCTTGTGTGGTTACAAGCTGTTTCATGTCGCAGCAACAGCTACAGATTTGAGATGTCAGAGCGTTGTTGCCCTGCATGATTGCAGTAAGGATGCTGTTGGTGTTCTGACCCATTTGGTTACCAAGCCCACAGATTGCCTGTGATACGGAGTTAATACCGGCAAGGATTTGATCGGAAGAAGTGTTCACGGCTTGTGCCAGTGATGCAATGTCGACACCGTTTCGGTTAAGTGTCTGCATAATCATCTCCCTCCCTTCGTTCGCTCCCTGATTATTATTGCCGCCAAAGCCGAAATTGCCATTTCCGAAAATAGCAGCAATCACAATAAGCGCAATGATGTCTTGAAAACCACCATTGTTACCAAAGAAGCCACCGTTGCCATTGCCGCCTCCAAGCAGCCCCATCAGGTAACCGGTGTCAACTCCTCTGTTTTGCAAAGACGGAAGAATAGAAGCAAGCAGACCGTTTCCTGAAGCCGCTCCACCGTCCTGGTTAAAAACGTACGTTCTTTCCATAGAGATTTATACTTTTTTATTACGGTCAATATCAACCGCATCACAAAAGTATATAATAGGGACTGCATAAATCAGAGCTCATTTTCAAGCGATTTGCGAATATTTTGCAGATATATTGCAATCATTTTGTTTGCCAGTTTACGGCTTTCAAAAGTAGATATAAGATAACGGATACTAGCGGATGTCTTGTGAAGCAAAGTCGCTATTTGTTCAGGGTATAGCCCGTATTCAGTGAGGAAGAATACTACAATAGAACGGGCGTCAACAACTTCAGTAACTTTACTTGATGAAAGGATCAATTCAGTAGAAACTTCAGTTTCTTTTCCAACAATATTTAGAATCTCGGCAAAAATCTCTGACTTACACATAGTAATTTAATTTTTTGTTGTACTTTTGCCTTTGCCAATCGTACTCAGTACCAAATAAACAAAAGCATATATAGGAATGTTAAGGATATTATACCCCCGACACTACCTATGTATGCTTTTGGTATGCTAAAAAGTTCGATTGGCGTCAACTTTCAGTGTTGGGGGTTCTTTTTTACTCTATCCCCCAAAAGAGTTACATTTGTTATGATAACCGGCCTTCTACTTTACCGGATAACTTAGTGCTTAATAATCAATTAATGTCTCATTTTGCCCTCCTTTCTTAATAAACCTTTTTCCAATGGAAATTGTTATATAAATACAACTTAAACTTTTCATACCGGAAACGGTCTGTGAAGATAGTGCCGGTATTACCACATAAATAAATTATAACTTACTCCACCACCGACATACAATCCACCGGGATAGCCGTATCCAAATTGCAGGCCAAGCCCCCAGCGTTTTTGCTTTGGTTTTAGAGTAATGATTTCCTTTTCTCTGTACACTTCCATTAAGTCAAGACTAGGCTTATAGCCACTAACCACCGCCCGGTAATCATCCGTTTTATACTCCTTACTTGTGATCGGTATAATCACCGGGACCGAATCACCGTCTACGGTCCTGTCGGTAGTGGTATCTATCAGGATCGGTAAATATACCGTATCGGTACGCTTTAAGGTCTCCTTTACCGGCATAAGCACGATGTCAACTATAGTGTCCCTTACTCTTATCGTATCTCCCTTTACATAGACAGTCGAAGGATCGTGCGGATTACAACGCATCCACACGACCACGCATACAAGCAGGCAGACTAATATCCAAGGGAGAGATTTCATATGATACTTTCACTTGATGACCACTCCGGACCGGACAATAAAGTATTCAACTCTTCGCCTTCGTAGGTAGGATAAGGATAAATCGGATTTTCCGTTTTTTCTTCTTCGCCCAATAATGGCAAAGTCATAATGGACGGGAAAAGAGCTTCGTAATGAACTATCTTCATGATCACCTGAGTACCGTCAACATTCTTTCGGGGGATCAGGTGCAGTTCGTCGAGCATCTCTTGCGGTATCGCATTTAGATTATCTGAAGGGAATACAATGTATTTCATACGCTTTCTGTTTAATTACCTATCAACTGATTTATATCTGTTCCCAAGTGACGGTGCCATCCTCATTGAAAATAAGTTTCTTGTTTCCAAGTAATATAACCTCTGTTTGTGCCGTCGAACCGAGAATCATCTGACCGTCTTTTGACGCCTTAGTATTGTTTCCAAGAAGGATTACATTGTTTAATTGATTAACACTACTACCTCCACCATTAGCACCTACCATGATGTTATTGCTGCCTTTACAATATCTACCAGCTTTATAGCCTATATAAGTATTTTTTTGATTACCATAATACCCTGCCTCATATCCGACAACAGTGCATCCTTCTGTCTTTACTTCACTATCTACTAGATTTTTACCCGCATTACGACCAATAACTACACATTGAGAAGAACCTGCACCTGAATAAAAACCTAATGCATCACTTCCAATGCCAACAGATTCCTGATGTTCAATTCCTCCTAATGCCGATCTCCCAATTGCGACATTATTATTACACTCTTTTCTGGATGGATAAAGAGTGTCTGCACCTATTGCGACATTATCCTTACCACTCGGTATATATGCAGAAGAATAGGTTCCAATAGCAATATTACGAGAGCCGGAAATCAATTCAGAAAGTGAATTTGTTCCTATGCCAATACATCTCGTTGAGTTTTCAGATTTCTTAAGTGTATTATATCCCAATGCTACATTCCACCAGCTTGATACATCATTATCCCCTATATTTATATATATATTTTGCCGACCGTAAGTTATGAATTGACTAGCGGATGACTTATCAACCACCTCATATAACTCAATTTCCAAAGTTGACGCATATTTGGCTGACGGGTATACTTTCAAAGAACCACCGTCACTAATCATTCCAATATAGGCTATCAGATTGCCATTATACGTATCTATCGGTGTCTTATTTCCGATACCTACCTGTATTGAATTTTCATTGCCTTCTATACCTTTTGTTAATTTGGCAAGGTATTTTCTCCCATTGGTAGTAGCCAGTGAAAAGACAAGGGCATTATCGTATCCGCTTGTATGAGTATATATACCATTTTCATAACTCCAACCTTCGGATAATTCTGCTGGTTGTGTAATCAGATTATCTCCGCATGGAATCTTATCTGCTAATAGAAACTTTGCTGTATCCTCAAAGTTCCCATCAATCGCAGTAGCCAAAGTGCCCCACGATTGTTCACTGTCTTTTGCTATATCAAATATCTTTTTCATAATATCATTCGTTTTTAATTAATGTTTCATTTGAAATTAAAGTCTCGTTACCTAACATTGTCAAGTAGCTGGAGATAACTATGCTGATCTTCTGAGGAGACTTGGTGACCTTTCCGGTTATCTCGTAGGTTCCATCACCTCCCGAAACGGACATGTCGCTGATGGCGTTGGATGATACGCCTATCAGTTTATCAGAAGCGTTTGACAAGGTTATGGTGATAGTTACCGTGCTGCCTTCGGTTACATACACTCCCGGATTAACTGAGTAGGAGATCGAGGAGTAAGGGATGTTACTCTTTACAATCGGTCTAAACTCGATCATATCTGGATATAGCGTTCCTGCCTTGTACTTTCTCAGTTGACGTTCAAGGAGGAATTCGGAGAGGCTGTAGGGGAAGAGCATGAGAGACCAAAGAGCGAGTTTGGAAAATCTGTTATCGCCATCTCTAACTGTTCCCAGCCACATTAAACTGCTGTCAATACCTTTACCTACATATATATTTCTCCCGTTGTAAATATATTTACTTTGATAAGACATGCATCTATTATTATTTATAAGCAAATCGCTAGTAGATGCATAATAACTATAAGTTTGGCTACTCCCTAATTCCAATATAAATGCACCTGCATCTTTGTTCGCATCGGCAGATTTAGATAATAAGGGACCTCCATTGTTTAATCTAGCCCTATCCGCAACCACAGTATAGTCCTTCACAACAGGGAGACCGGTTACCTCGCCGAAGTCGTTGATTCCGTCGAGATATAACGCACCATCAATTATTCCACTTTCCCCTTCCCAACCGATATTGTTCAACTGGATGTTGTGACCTCCTACAAAGTCAATCAACTGATCGTTGAACTCTGCGTGGTTCTCGTTTGTGATACCCTGCTTCTTGATGTTGCAGTACAACTGAGGCTTGATGATCTGTCCCGGACGGTCAAGGTTATAGTAGGCGATGATCTGATTAATTTCATCTGTAGTCAGGACTTTGTTGGCGATGAAGCCTCCGGCGTAGGCAATCTGAGTTACCTCTTTGATACTCAAATCGCTATACCTAAAACCGTTTACCGTAAATTCATCTATACAATTTACATTGATTCCATCTGTAATAGCATAATCTTTTTCATCTCCAAGAATGCCAATAACTGTCTTTCTTCTATCAGGTATGTTGTAAGTATATCCATATATACCGGTTTTATTTGTTTCTGATGCGCTGAAAGAATTACGAGCATAGACACCCTTGCCGCCCAAATCCCCAATGAAATTATTACTGACAGTAGAAGTTCCACTATTTACATTTATATAATGTATAATACTAATAACAGTAAACTCATTGCTTCCCTCTAGCATCTCAGAGACAGGCTTGACAGATACAATTATGTCGTCTACTCCGTCTGTACATAGCCAGCCTTCGAAATCGGGGAGTTGCTCGATAGTAACAGTGTCACTAAAGTCATCATGGAAACCACTACCAGTAAGATTACTATCATTGCTTTTGGAAGCATAATTGGCAGGAATAACATTAATGCCTTTATTTAAAAGGAATCTATGTCTAATTCCTTCTTCATCCCAATAATAGTAACT